GCGTCCGGCGAAGCTTACGAAAAGCAGACAGGCAAGAAAGCCAATTATGGAGAGATGTTCCGTGACCGGGCGCGACAGGCTGTTTACTATGACAGGTACAAGCGCGGGACAGGTGGGCTTGCAGCGCCACCCGGTCGATCGCGTCACGAACAAGGCAAGGCGACTGACGTGCCGCGCGGTGGTTATCGTGATTGGCTCGCTGAAGGCGGGCACGCTGGTGAGCATGGCCTAGAGTTTTTGCCGGGCAAGGCTTATGCTGCGGACCCTGTGCATGTTCAAATGAGCGATCGTAAACCGATCCAAGCTAAGATCGAAGTGGTGCCTCCAGAACGGCATGAGATCGAAAAGGCCGCGCGTCACCAGTACCGTGCGACAGGTGGCGTAGCTCGGCGCCATAGACAATCCTCAATGGCAGGTAACTTAGGATACGCATAATGCCTACAATCGGTAAACCCAATTATCAAATCACCAAGCCAGATGGTTCAGGCTGGTGGGCACCGACGCACTCAGGTACGCCTGTGGCGGCTATGGGCGGTGTCGTTGCTTCTGCCTCTGACATAACGACGCTTTACACTTGGGGACCGATACTGTTTCAAATCTTCCCGCTCAATGTCCATGAAGTTGATCATGAGACTGGGACTGATTGGGCCCACAAAGAGATTGCTGGTGCGCCGATCTATCGGGAGTGGGTCGGTGAGAATGATGAGTTGGTTCATTTCCGTGGCCGCATCTTCCCGTTCCGCATTGGCGGAATGAGCGAGCTAGAATACTTTGAAGCGATGCGTCGGGCTGGCGTCCCAAATCTTTTGATGCGTGGCAATCCCGGCCAGTACATGGGCTGGTTCGTTTGTGAGCGGCTGGTCCGCTCTCACACTTGGCTCTCGTCACAAGGCGTTGGCCAACAGGTGACATTCGAAGCTGTCATGGCGCGGATGCCGGTGCCTGAGTCAGATACATACTTCAGTAAGATGAACATAACCAATGGCGCGGGGACCTGATGGCTGTAACATCATTCGAGCTAGTCCAGGTTTCATCCGAATATGTTACCTGTGATCTGATCGTGTGGAAGCGCTACATGAACCGCGCTCCCGGCATTGTCGAGATAATGATGGATGCAAATCCTCAACTCGCCTATGCGCACCGGGTGTCACCTTTCCTTCCAGTCGGGACTTATCTGCGCGTGCCGATCGATCCTGACCTGATCGCAGGTAAGCCTGTTCCGCTGCCGTATGATAGCCTGTGGACAGACAAACAGGGCTATACAGTATGACGCTTGTTGATCCAGCACTCTATGATCCTTGGGAAAGGTCCGATACCACTCAGGGGCATCATGTCCGCGCTGACATTAAAATCATGGTCGATGGGATGGATGTTACATCTAAAGTCGAGCCTCATTTGATCATGGCGCGTATTCTTACTGGTGCGCATGTTGAAGATTATACTTGCGAGATTGAGCTGGATGATCGCGATGGACGATTGCCTATCCCTGAGATCGATACATCTCTCACAGTATCAATCGGCTGGCGCGGCGATCCGAAAGGCAATGAGCTTATCTGGGAAGGTGTGATCCACGATATTGAGCATGGCTTCGGCCGCAAGCAAGGTGGCCGGCGAATGTGGATACACGGGATGGGAGGGACATTCCTAGGCAAGGCTAAGGAGCCGATGTACAATAGCTGGGGCACTGGACCGCCACCAGATCAGGAGGCAGGACCGAATGTTTCAGTATCGACTGTCCTTAAGGACGCCGCTGGTCATGCTGATCAATCTATTAGTATCCATCAAGATTTCGATAATGAGGAGATGCAGCGCGATTGGTGGCAGCAAATGGGGGAGAGCTACTATCATTTCGCGAAGCGATTGGCTGAAGAAATGGGAGCGGTGTTTCGCGTCAAGGCTCGTAACGTCGGACAGTTCACTAAGAAAGGCGAGAACATCGACGGCACTCCCACGCCCGATGTCATCGCTGTCTGGGGGCAGAACCTGATCGGCTGGCGTGTACGGCCGCTCGCTACACGGACCCAGTGGGCAGGAAGCAAGCAGCATTCCTTCAATCATAGTGAAGGCAAATGGGAAGCAAGCCAGAAGAGTGGCGGCGCGCAATCACCATTCAATATGGCAACTGCCATTGCACAGATGGCTGAATCAGCGCCCAATAAGCAACAGGCCGGCGGAGATAATGAAGGAGCTAATGACGGCATAGGCCAGCAGCAAGGTCCCGGTCGCATCGTTATCAACGGCGAGCCGACTGCACAGGGTAACTGTCACGTGCAACTGATCGGCGCGCGTCCCGGTGTCGATGGAATTTACTGGTGCCCGACTATCGAGCACATCTATAGCCGTCAAGGCTATGTAACGTGGTGCGATGTTCAGGCTATCCAGATCACTGGCCAAACGGCAACTGGTGGTCCTTATTCGCAGAAAGGCGGATCGCCTCCGCCAATTCAAGACACAACAACTACTGCCCCGCCAACCACTCCTAATCCTCTCGGCGCCGGCGGGTGAACTTTCTCAAACTTGTAACCAAGGAGATGTAATATGGTAGCTCAGCTTGAAGACCGCGTTCTGGATTTCGGCTTGAACGTGCTCGATGTCGAAAGCTCCTTTCTCAGCGTGTGCTCGGCTGAGCCGACCACCATTGCCATCGCCGCGACCTCCGGCCTGCTTGGCTTTAAGTCGTGGGGTGTGGGCGCTGTGTTCGGTGCGCCGGCTGCGGGCGCTCCAAATGGGCGCAAGGTATCCTCAGCGGCGATTTCGGATGGTACCATTACGACATCTGGAACTGCCTCGTGGTGGGCGGTGTATGCGGCCGGAACGCTTCATGCACATGGTACGCTATCGGCGGCGCAGGTCGTGACCGCAGGTAACACATTCACCCTCACGAGCTTCGACATCAGAATTCCTAATCAATGATTAGGTATTCTTCGGTCTAGACTTTTAGTCCTTTTAGCGCTATCCTTCTTTTCTAAAAAGGAGGATAGCCATGGACTTAACAGGGAAGCGTTTTGGAAGGCTGAAAGTTATATCATTAGTAAGCCGAACCAAAACCAATCTGGTTCGTTGGAAATGTAAATGTGATTGCGGCTCTACAAAACTAGCATACCAGAATAATCTAATGAGTGGTCAGTGTAAATCTTGCGGTTGCCTTCGTCGTGATGTTACTATTAAAAGAAGCATAATCCATGGCGATTGGCCTCGTGATGATAGCCACAAAGCTCCAGAGTACCGTGCTTGGAGTAATATGTGGGACCGCTGTACTAGAAAGACGAACGGGCATTACCATAATTATGGAGGTAGAGGAATTACTGTATGTAAGCGCTGGGAGAGTTATGAAAACTTTCTAATTGATATGAAACGAAAGCCTTCTCCAGAACTTACGTTGGAGCGTATCAAGAATAATAAAGGATACAGCCCTAGTAATTGCAAATGGGCTAGTAGAAAAGATCAAGCTAAAAATCGACGGGCACCTAGTCAAAAATAGGGGAGGCTACAATGTTGAAAGAGTATTCCACAAGTGGCGCGGAGTTCACTGTTCCAACGATGAGCTCCGGTCCGCCAGCGCTTAAGACGAAGACAGTCAAGGCTCGGCACGGAACATTTACCATTCATTGTGACGATGAATTGGTGGGCCTATCGCTCGATCTGTATGGTGAGTATTCTGAGGGCGAGGTCGTGGTGTTCAAGAAATGCCTACGCCCTGGCATGACTGTCATTGACGTTGGTGCCAATATCGGCGCCTTTACTATTCCAATGGCACAGATTGTCGGAGATGACGGAATTGTGATTGCGTTCGAAGCATCATCGGCCAATGTGCCGTTGTTGTACGAGAACCTCCGGCAGAACAATTTGATGAACGCTCACGTCTTTCCACAAGCCGCGAGTGACAAAATTGGCAAGCTATCCGTCAGTAAGCAGGACGCGCTGCATGCCTATACGCGCCCTGATATCAATACTGGTACATTTGAGATTGACTGTATCACTATTGATAGCCTGAACCTACCCAAGTGCGACTTCATTAAGATCGATGTCGATCGTCACGAGATACAGGTACTGAACGGCGCTGCCGAAACGATCCGGAAATTCCACCCAATCATTTATGTGGAGAATGAGGACCCAGACCTATCTGTCGCGTTGATCGCCAAGCTGGTGGAGTTTGGCTATCGAATGTATTGGCACCGGCCGTTCCATTGGAACCCGAAGAACTTTAATGACAAGAAAGAAAACGTGTATGGGCAACTGGTATCAATTATGATGCTGTGTGTGCCCGATCCAGCCTGGGATGGCAAGCCTTGGGATTTGAAAGGGCTGGACGAGGTTGCTGACATCCGCGACGATGACGATATGTTTGAGCGCGAGATAAAGCGCTACACTGAAATTGTCGATCGTAACCCTGACGATTTGATGTCACGGCTCTTGGTCGCGCACTATAACAACTTGCTGCTCCGCCACGATGAGGCGTACCGGCTGATCAATGAGAACCTGAAGCGCGATCCTGCGCACAAGGCGAGTAACAATATCAAAGGGCTGTTGGCGCTCCAACGTGGCCGGTGGAAGCAAGGCTTCGAAGCCTATGAGCTCCGCTATGAACACGCGAACATTCATGCCTTCGGCGGCAACCGTGTTCATAAATGCAAGAAGTGGGACGGCAAGCCGACGCACGATAATGTCTTGATTTGGAGCGAGCAAGGATACGGCGATCAGATTATGTTCGCCCGGTTCTTCAAAGAGGTTAAGCGGCGCGCGCCCAATGCCATCCTTGAGGTTTCGCCGGAGTTGTTCGAGCTATTCGATCACGAACTGTCGCGACAATGCCTGCGCCTGCCGCAGCGTGGCAGCCTCTACCGATTGCGGCGTGAGCTTCCTGCCTACTCGCAACATTGCTCGATCGCCTCGTTGCCGCATGTGCTGGGTATCGAGCGCGACGAACAGATTGAGACTAAGCCTTATCTTTTCGCTGACGAAGGATTGACGGCGAATTGGAAGGGCACTGGCAATCATCCGCTTAAGTTTGGTATCCATCCGATGAATGAAGCGAGGATTGGCTTCTGCGCGAAAGGATCATTCCTCAGCGAGCGGCCATATACTCGCGACATCAAGCAGGAGCTTCTGGGACCATTCGTCAAGAACTTTGGTCCCTTCTTCAACCTCGAACACTCCGGTCAATTCGAGAGCTTCGCGACTACAGCTGCGGCCATCGCTGCGCTAGAGTTGATCATTACAGTCGATACCTCGATTGCACATCTCGCCGGCGCGATGGGGAAGCCGGTATGGCTGCTGCTATCGATCGATAGCGATTGGCGTTGGGGACTGCACAGCGAGAAAACCATTTGGTACAATTCCATGCGCATCTTCCGCCAGACGAAATTCCGCGACTGGCAGTCGGTGCTCGATCGCGTATCGGGTGAACTCGCCAAAGGTTTCTGATGACCATCTATTCATACCCGATGGCGGCGGTTTTTGATTCAACCAACGTCACCGCAGTCCTAAAGGTTCCACCCGGCGGCATCCCTGCCGGGTCAGTCATCTCATTGTTCATATGGTCTACTGGCATTTCACAGATTGGCGATAGTGCAGGGAACATTTATAAGGAACCGCTCATCAATCAAAGTGGCGGTGTTCATTTTTGCTACACTTATAATGCTAAGGCATTGCGCGGTGGTGACACCATAACTATCCGAAAGAACGGGCCTGCCTATGTTCTGGGATGTGCGTATTCTGGTCTCGTTACTACTGCTGATCCGCTAGCGTATGCTAGACAATATGACGGATACAATGTTAAATGGTTCGCTCCTGTTCCTCAGGTTGGTGATCTCGTCGTTTGTGGACTTTATTGTTCTCAATACAATACAGGCTCGTTGTACATCGAAGATGCATTGCATCCGTGGAACCCCAATGATTTTCCGCCGATAAAGAATTATCAAGGTGATCTTAGTGACATTCCGCTGTTCGCTACTTCCATGACGCCTCGGCTGCCAGGAACATATTCTTGGGTCCCTCAAATTATTCCGTACACGCCTGGCGGCGGATGGGAAACTGTCGCTGCGAGCTTTAATGCAGCCGCAACTGTCAAGTTGGGCTCTGTCGGATTTACAGTTTCGTCGCCGGCTCTAGTCCCTGGCCGCTTCTCAATGTTCGGTAAGATGGCGCCGATCGGTATCACCGTCGCCTCTCCGGTCATCGAAGCGCCATCGACCGGGAATGATGCGCCACAGGTGGTGTGTCTTACCCATCGTGATGAACCTGATATTATGGAAGGACTGTTCACTAATCTGAACGTCGCTTTCACGCTAGAGCTACAGCCGAATACTATGGTCGGACGAACCAGCCCTGGCGTAGGTCCCGCGGAACAAGTCGAGGTCATTAAGCCGCTGCTGCTGGTCGATAAGCAGCTGGTGCTCGATCCTGAATATGCGCCGGCGCTGCTCACTTCGATCTATGCGCGATTGGCCGCTGTCGAGGAAGAAGTGGCCGCTGCGCTCGCCGGTATCGCTACGCTCACTGATAATTTGAGCCCTGTAGCTGATGCAGTGACAATTCTTATCCCAGCTGTAGCTCAGCTACAAGTTCAGGTGAAATGGCTCGGAAATATGTTTAGCCTCGGCAGCGGTGCGGTCGATCTGGTGCCTGCGCGGCCCGGTATCGGCACGCCAACTGTGGCAGTCCACTAAATGGCAATTGCCTTACGAGGCGTAGTAACTGCCACTAGCACAGCTGGCGCTAGTGTTACATTACCACTGTCGAGCATTGCCGGCCTCGCACCGAATGATGTTGTCGTTATCTTTTCCTGTGAGTCTTATACTTCAGGTGCGCCCGATCCAGTTGTATCATCTTCTGGCTGGACTGATATTCTCGGCAAAGGATTAAACGGCAGTAATACATTAGCCACCCGTGTTCAATTTAAGCGTATGGGAGCGACACCGGATACCAGCGCTGTGGTGGCTGGTTCGGGCGTAGCAGGCAATGGTGTTGCGGCTCTCGCTATTGCTTTTAGCGGCGTCAATACTTATGGTCAAATATTTGGCGGTCCATCCGCTGCGGTGGCTGGTAACAGCACCACTCCTACTGCTCCGGCATTATCTTCAGTCACGACTGATGGCACAGTCGTCATTCTCGCCGGCATGGCGCCGGTTACATCGCCATCGACGAAGGGTGTTTCTGGATTTACTTCACCCACGCCCAATGTCGCTGATGCTGCGGCTGGTCGTCCTGCGACGATCGATATTGCCTATCTGCTCGGATTTTCCGCCACCACAGGTTCATATAGCCCGCCCGCATTCGCTGCGTTCTCGGCCACAGCAACGCAATGGGCTGCGTTCACTATTAGCCTTCAGCCAGATCGTACTGCTGCTGTCAGCGGCGTGCCATCACCTACAGGAGCTTATCTTTATTACACTGATCAAACTCATTATCTGAATGATTATCAAGGTAACAGATGGTGGTGCGCATCTGATGCTGCAACCATTGCCAATGGCAACTGGGTTGGTGGCGGTGGTGCCTATTCAATACTGATCGATTGGCAAGGTCACACTTGGGTAAACAATCACAATTACAGCAATCCTCCATCAAATTGGTATTATTGGGATTATGTTGGTAGTCAATGGCTGAACAAGCCTACTGGTCCAATAAGCCAGACTGGTACGATCATTCAGGTTGGTAATCAGTACGGCGCGCTCGTTGATGACAATGGTGATGTGTGGACTGTTAATCGGCTGAATTCTGGGTCTTATTATTATATTGATAAAAATGGAACAGGTGCTGCTGGTGGGTCTTGTGATCTTTATATTGAATTTGCTGATAGTCCGGCTGGAGGCCGGACAATATGGGCATCTGCCACTGGCCAATGGTATTATTGGAATGGTTCTTCTTGGGTCGCAACGAACCCACCAAATCTTAAGTTCCCATCAGCTACTGGCATTACAGTTGGCTCGCCGGGGATTGTCGATCCGGGCGGACCTAAGGCATTCGCCGCGACTGAGATTCATAATCAAGTAAATACTGCTGTTGGATCTTATGTCGCATTTGGCGATACACAGCATTGTTTAACGCATACTAGTGCGCCGGGAAATCAGTACTGGGTTGATGCTTCTGGTAAGATGTGGCTTAATGGTTTGTCCACATCTGGCGTTACGTTCGCTGCGGGTGATGTTCTTCAATGTGCACCTACTGGCAATAGCGTTGGCTCTTATATCTGGGCGCGTATTTCTGGGGCTTGGTATTATCTTTATGGCGCTGCTTATACTTTTTATCCATGGAACGCTGGTCCACTTCCGCAGGCGACGAGCGCGCCAGTCATTCCGTTCCCGACCCTAGCCAGTATCACTACTGGCTCGCCGACGATCGGTGCACCGGACTTGCGGGCTTACACGCCGCTCGGCGGCGGTTCCAAAACCCAAGCCTCGCAGCAAGGCACATTGCTGCTGTTCGGCGACACGACGCATTGCCTATACGATCGGGCTGGTCATCTGTGGGCGGTTAATGCTGCCGGGAATATTTTTGCTGATGGTGGAAATGCTGTATATGGTGGTAGCTTAACTTCTTCTGGTGATTTTCTTGAAGTTGATTACCTCGGCAATATGTGGGCTTGGTCTGGTGGTAACTGGTACAGTGGTCCGCCGGCGACAGGATGGACCGCTCAGGCGACGCTCCGTCCGCAGCTGACGATACCGACTGCGACTGGGATCACCGCAGCTT